GACTTTAGTGCTTCTGCTAATGCAACTTCATTAGAATTTATGACAGGTGCTTCAGAAGCTGCAACTGCTAAAGTAAGAATTACAAGTGCAGGACATTTAGTTCCTACGGCAGATGACTCTTACGATCTAGGAACAGGTTCTTTGCAATGGAGAAACATATACACAGGTGACTTACATTTATCTAACATGACAAAAGATATAGGTAATATAGTTGATGGTTCTAAAGGTGATTGGACGATTCAAGAGGGATCCGAAGACTTATTCATAGTCAATAACAATTCAGGTAAAAAATATAAGTTCAATCTGACGGAGGTTTAATAATGGCGTTTGTATCTAACGGAACGACAATATTAGACGCTGGTGCTTTTACTGCTAATCTAGGTTCTAAAATTTTAATAAAAGAAATTACTGCTAGTTCAAGTGCTAGTATCTCATTTGTACATGGAAGTTCAGATGTAGTCTTGGATAGCACATATCCTATTTATTTATTTAAGTTTATTAATATTCATCCTTCTGAGGCTTCAAGACCACAATTTAATGTAAGCATAGATAGTGGTTCTAACTATAATGTTGCAAAAACAACAACATTTTTTGCTAGTTATCATGCTGAGAGTGGTGGTAGTACAGGTGGACTAGGATATAGTACAAGTGGTGATTTAGCACAGGGTACAGGAGTTCAGAGATTAGGTGGAACTACAGATGCAGATAATGATACAGCTATGTCAGGTACTTTAACTTTATTTAATCCATCTTCAACGACATTTGTAAAACATTTTATTGCTACAACTCAACAAGTATCTACTGCTTATTCTCAAGAATTATTTTTAGGTGGTTATGCCAATACAACATCAGCAGTTGATGCTATTCAGTTTAGTCAAAGTTCTGGAACTATACAATCAGGAACAATAAAACTTTACGGGATAAAGGATAGTTAATATGGGAGTTATATCAAACGGTACAACATTGTTAGACGCTGGCGCTTTAGATAGTGGAGTGCCAACAGGTGCTATGGTGTTAATAGATACTGTAACAGTCACTAATGCAGGTAATATTACATTTGATGGAAGTTTAGCGACTGGATTTTCTAGTGCTTATAAAGAATATATTTTTAAATTAATAGACATTCACCCAGCTGCTACTGGTGCAAATTATACTTTTCAAGTAGGTACAGCAAGTGATACAAATTTTGAACAAACGATTACTTCTAGTCATTTTAGAGCATTTCATAATGAAGCTGGTAATACCACTAGTTTAGCTTATGGTAGTTCATTTGATTTAGCACAATCAACTAGCGCACAAATATTGTTTAATGGTGTTGGGGCAGAAAATGATGAATCATGTGTAGGTACTTTACACATATTTGATCCAACTAGTACAACATTTGTAAAACATTTTATATTTAGTGGCACACAATATCAACAATCAGATTATGCTATAACTCATCATGTAGCAGGATATTTTAACACAACAACTGCTTTAGATAGAATTACTTTTTTCTTTTCATCAGGTAATCAAGCTGGAACAATTAAAATGTATGGGATAAAATAAAATGGGATTGATTTCAAACGGAACAACAATATTTGACGCAGGCTCTATGGCAGCTGGTTTAGGTGCGTCTATGACGTTTATTAAAAAATTAACAGCAGATGGTTCGGGAACTACCTTATCTTTTGTTCATGGTTCTAGTAATGTAGTTTTAGATTCTACATACAAAGAGTATGTGTTTATATTTAAGGATATTCATCACTCACAAGCTGATAGAAATTTAAATTTTAATTTAAGTACAGATAGTGGTAGTAATTATAATGTTGCTAAAACTACTACATTTTTTTATGCGACTCATGGTGAAGATGATGGAGGTGGAGCGATAGAATATCGTACAGGAACTGACTTAGCACAAGGAACAGGAGTGCAACCTATGATGCAAGGAATTAAAGGTGATAATGATTCATCAGGTGCTGGATATATGCATTTGTTTAATCCAGGTAGTACAACTTTTGTAAAACATTTTTTATGTAATAATGTTCTAATGCAAGATAATACCTTAGTACAAAATACATATATAAGTGGTTATGGTAATACCACGTCTGCTATAGACGCTATACAATTTTCAGTAAACTCAGGCAACATAGACGCAGGGACTATATGTTTATATGGGATCAGTTAGAAAATGATTATAAATAGTATTAAAAGGAATTAAAAACAATGCCAAGATATCATAATATAAACGGAAATCAAGTACAATTCACAGCAGAAGAAGAAACTGCTAGGGATGCTGAAGAAGCTGCATGGGCAAATGCTGCCCCAGCTCGTGCATTAGCAGAATTAAGAAGTAAAAGAAATAGACTTCTTGCAGAAACAGATTTTTACGGTAATTCAGATGTGACTATGAGTAGCGACATGACAACTTATAGACAGGCATTGAGAGATTTACCTGCAGGCAAAGACACGGTTGAGAAGTGTGAAAACGCAACTTGGCCAACTAAACCATAGTAAAGGAAAAAGATGGCACTAACAAAGGCACAACTAATTGATTTAAACGCTAATGAGATGATTATCGATCTTGATGGCGATACTTCAATTACTGCTGATACAGATGACCAGATAGATATTAAGATTGCAGGTGCTGATGATTTCAGATTTACTGCAAATACTTTTACTGCTTTATCTGGTAGTACAATCGCCGCTCAGGCATTAACTGCTACGACAATCGCTGTATCAAATGATGGAACAATAGGTTCAGCAGGAGATGCTGACGCAATCGCTATATCATCAGCTGGTGTTGTAACCTTTTCACAATCACCTGTGTTTCCAGATGGTTCACTTGCTGTTGTAGATTTAGATATTGATGGTGCAACAGATATAGGTGCTAATTTAGCAGACGCTGATTTATTAGTAGTAGATGATGGTGCTGGTGGTACAAATAGAAAATCTGCTATGTCAAGAGTTAAGACATACATTGCTGATGTAACCTTAACAACTGCTGCTCAAACAAATATTACTTCTGTTGGAACATTAACTGCTTTAACAGTTGATGATATGACATTAGATGGTAGTACAATATCTGATAGTGGTGATTTTACTATTGATGGTGGTGCTGATATTATATTAGACGCTGACGGTGGTGATATATTCTTTAAAGATGGTGGTACTACTTTTGGTAGTGCAACAAACACATCAGGAAATTTAATTATTAAATCAGGAACAACAACTGCTGCTACTTTTAGTGGTGCAAATGTCACTCTTGCAGGAACAGTTGGGTCAGGTGCGATCACATCAACAGGTACAATTCAAGGTACAACAATTACTGCTACAACAGCATTCGTACCAGACGCTGCTAACGGTGCAAGTTTAGGAACAACTGCATTAGAATTTGCTGATCTTTATTTACATGATGGCGCTCAGATATTATGGGGTGCCGATCAAGATGTATTATTAACTCATGTTGCAGACGCAGGATTAAGTTTAAAAACATCAGCAACAGGTGATGATACAAAGGCAACTTTAACATTACAAACAGGTGAAACAGATATCGCTGCCAATGATGTTCTTGGTGCAATTGACTTTCAGGCGCCAGACGAAGGCACAGGTACAGACGCAATATTAGTTGCTGCTGGTATCGCTGCTGTTTCTGAAGGTGACTTTAGTTCATCTAACAACGCAACAAAATTAAGTTTTAAAACTGCTGCTTCAGAAGCGGCTGCAGAAAAAATGAGTTTAAGTTCTGTTGGTGTTTTAACAACATCAAGTAATATAGTATCAGGCGGAAATGTTGTAATTGCTGACGCTGGTAATATAGGTTCTGCTTCAGATACAGACGCATTAGCAATTTCTTCTGGTGGTGTGGTGACCTTCTCACAAAAACCAGTAATTAACTCTGGTGTCACAATAGATAATATTACAATTGATGGTACTGAAATAGATTTATCTTCAGGCGATCTTACTTTAGATGTTGCAGGAGATATCATACTAGACGCCGATGGTGGTGATCTTAAATTTTCAGATGGTGGTACATCATTATTAGGATTTACAAATAGTTCAAGTGATGTGGTAGTTAAACCACTAGTTGACGCAAAAGATATTATCTTTCAACAATATGATGGCACATCAATTTTAGAAATCAATGATGGTGCTTATGCAAAATTCACAGCGGCTGCAATTGCTCCAGAGGCAACATTGACAGACGCTTCAACAGTAACCTGGAACGCATTAACTCAATCAGTTGCAAAAGTCACATTAGGTGGTAATAGAACAATTGGACTTGCTTCAAATGGTGTTGCAGGTGCTTTTATATCATTATTAATTATTCAAGACGGTACAGGATCAAGAACAGTATCTTGGAACGCTGCTTACGAGTTCGCTGCTGACACGGCACCGACATTAACAACAACTGCCAACTTGGGAGACCTATTTGTGTTTAGATACAATGGTGCCAAGTGGTTAGAAGTAGGAAGGAACTTAGCGTTAACGCTATCATAATATTATGTTTGCATTAGTAGAATCAGGATCAATTATAAAAATGTTAAATGGTAATCAAGGTATTACTATTGATGGTGTTCAACATCCTAGAGCAATATACACTCTATGGACAGAAGCAGAAAGAAATGCTATTGGTATCTATAATGTTGAGATAGATAGCACAAATTTTAAAGAGGAAAAATGGTATATCAATACAAATATAT